TTGCGTACAGCGTGCTTTGTAGACGGTTACAACCTGTTTTATGGCCTACTCGCAGGCACACAGTACAAATGGCTCGATCTTCCGTCTTTGCTCGCGCACATTCTGCGCGTCGAGCATCCTGAAAACTCCCTGGCGTCCGTCAGCTTTTTCACTTCCGGTGTGAAACCCTCGCTTGCCAGTCGTGGCATCCTTTCGAAAGAAGCTCAAGACAGTTACCTGCGCGCCTTGATTGCGCGAGGCGTCAGCGTTACCTATGGGCGCCATCAGTTGGAATCAGGAAAGGCCCCTCGTTTCGTCGACAAAAACACCCCGGCGTCCAGGCTTGATCAGGTTGACATCTGGAAACTTGAAGAAAAGGAAACGGACGTTCATATCGCCATCAGCATGTATCGGCTCGCTGCTCAACAGGCGGGCATGATGCCGGAAGAACGCATCCAGCAGCTCGTATTGGTCTCCGCTGACACCGATATGACCCCAGCCTTGCGAGCACTGCGGGAAGATTTTCCCAGCTTGCGGATCGGAGTAATTTTGCCGCACCGCGAAGGCATCAAGCGGACGATACCCGGTTCCCTCAAAGACCATTCGCATTGGATGCGTCACATCGTGACAACTGAAGAACTTGCCACCCATCAGTTTCCTGATCGTGTGCCTACGCTCAAAAAGCCCGCCGTTAAGCCTGACTACTGGTAATGCTACGCAGTATGGGCCACCGGTACAGGAGCGTACTTAAGCTAGCTTAGCGTACGATTTTTTCCGAACTCTGTACGCTCCTCTATAACGCACTTAAACGCCCCCCCTGCAGTGCGCTGCATTGAAATCACTCGGAATGGTTACAGGCCTGGAAAAACAAGGGCTGTACGGCAATATCCCTCTATCAGCACGCACGCAGTTGCCGTTCCAAATAGATGCATCGCGTTTTGAAAAACCTCCGAATCCAAGCGTTTTCTAATTTTTCGTCCAATGGTACTGGGGGGGCCAACTGATCCCCGTACGTGCCTGTCCGAGTCAGCGCTTTGTAACACCACTGCATTTCTGTTCAAAATTTTGCAATCCGTGAAATCGCCGACCGACCGCAAAGCCCCCCGGCCAGCCTGGGCTACAGGTTTGTTTGCACTACTTCCGGCGTTGCACAAAAAAAGGACGCAAACCCCGTCGGCGGGAGGGGGATAAGTGCTTTTTCTCCCAGTTTTTTCTTGTTCACGCGGATTTCGAGATTGCCTCCCGGTCGACACTTCGTCGGATCAGCGGCCAGCCAAACACACACGGCAATATACTGTATTTATATACAGTATATTGACAAACCAGTAGGGCCAACGCAATGACGAGCGCAAGTGACTTCACGCAGAGCAGGACGACCGCATTTTGGCTAGAGCTGCTGCGAGATGAGGCTGCATTGCTGCGACACCCAGGGGCACACCATAAAAAGCTACTTGACGCGGCACACGCACTGCATAGGGCTCAGCTGATTGATCGTGATGATCTGGCCGATCTACTTGAACAAGCGGATAGTGCACTGGAGTACGCCGTAGAGGCGCTCTTGGATGAACCAGGCGACCACTAGGGGGCTTATCATGCACATGCTAGTGACCCCGATGCGCTGCAAGGGCGTGGCTCTGGACCCACAAGAAAGGAGGCGCTATCCGGCGATCAGGGGTGACGTACTTGTAGCGCCTGCGACGAGTAACGAACTTGGTCGAAGCTCAAATGTAGCGCGGCTATCGAAGGGCATGCCGTTGGAACCTGATCCACTACCTCAGTTGCTCGATGCGAACTTGTCCGGTATGGCTCCGACGGGCTTTGTATTGAGTGGCATCGAGTACGTCGACGGGTGCGCTTACGCACAGTCCTGGTGGTGCCGGCTCGGATAATCTAGCAACAATAATTTGAACACCTTTTTACCATCACTGTTAATCTTGAGGCTTGATCTATCGCCAATTTCGCTCGGAGCACATTATGCCAAAGACGGCTTACTCTATACGTTATGGAATGGAATTGGACGCAAACCAATTGGTCTCCCTTTACACGGGGCAGAGCATTGAAGCGTCAGATGAAATATTAAAAGATATTCCCCCAAGTATCAGAACGCTCGTTGGCGTTGATGTTTTGTGCTCGTCATGTGGTGTATCTGGCGCTATTATAGTTAGCGGCGCACATTCCAAATCCAGCAAGGCACAAATAAGATTGGCTCACTTTCGTTTCAAAGGTGATGATGAAGAAGATACTCATCGTGAATTTTGTGAGTTCTCAAACACAGACGATGACACCCCAAAACTTGGTGGAGATGTTAAGTTTGAAAAACCTCGAACTAACGAACAGCGAGCCATCAGGAGCTTGGTGTGTAAAGCCATTGAATTAAAAGTATTTAGCCAGGCAGATATGAGATCGATGCGACAATGGTATTTCGATACTAAAACTGCTGACTGCTATCAGATGGAGATAACAGAGAAGCCATTCATATATCTAAATCAGCTTTTCAGAACGGTCGGCTGGGGGGCAGGTGAAGAATATCGGCATCACCCCTCATATGGCGAGATACCCGGCTACGACTGGAATTATGCGGCGTTCGCGAGGCTGACTCAAAAAAACAAAGTAGTTCGTGATGCCTTGCGCGGAATGGGGGGCACGGGCTCTATTTCAGAAGCACTTAGATTGGTTTCTAAATTCCAGGGAAGAAAAATATTTAATGTAACTGCGTTGGAGCCATACTACAAAAAGACGATAGAGCTATGTGCCTTTGCATCGCGCCATGTAATTAAAAAATCGAAGATTCAACGCTATGCATCAGCTTCAAATGAACTGCTTGCCTTTTGCTCATTGCTTCTAAGCACTTCTAGCTGGAGCGTAGAGTCGGCCATTGACAGTCTAGTAAAAATTGCACGCGCACCTGAACCAACTGACCTTTTACTCGGCAACATTATTGGTCTAAACCCTTTTCATGAATATGACGCGTGGCGGCTAATAAAGGTTGTCAGTGAAATACAGGGTGATTTTGATTTTAGTGAAACTGTATTACAGCAAGTCGCAAATATAAAATCTTCAATGAAAGCTGAATACATTGAGTGGAGAAAAAACGAGGGGTTACCGGATATTGCAGCATTACCTCGGCTTGGAAGAGTACCACTCCCCTCGCCTCCTTGGGGAAACGAGGATGACCTACCGTTCTAGAGTCTACGACGTTATGGGTTTCAATTGAGAGGACAGCTGTAAAGAGTTTTTCGAATTGAGTAAATAGTCCGGCGTTACTTGGAGGAGGCGTTGGCCCATGGGCGTGCGCAGCCAATTGAGTGTTCATCTGCTGCTCGAGGTCGAGCAAATCACACAGCACCTGCAGCACTTTCAGCCCCTCGGATCCTAGCCTTCGGAAGCTAAAACGCTATAGGACGCCCGTTGACGCCCTATTTTATTTCTAGCCAACTATTCAGGCTTTTCAGAAACGTCATATTCAGCATACATCCTAAAGTCTGCAATAGCCTCTGGAATAAGTATCCCCAACCGACCGGTTTTCTTATTAAATCCTAGCTCACCAGTCCCAGCGATTATTTTGATATGCTCCACCACCTCTTCATTCAACTGGGCAGTTACAAACTCAATAAAGCGCTCGACAGTTTTGTGATCTTTATGTATTCCTTCATAACCTACCGAGCGCATCGATGCACCTATAGATATACTCCAAAAATCATCATACTGTATAAAAAGAGGAACCTTCCCTCGAAAATATATGTCGCCGATAGATAGTTTTGCAATCTCAACATTTCCATGCAAAAGGTCATTCCGCTCATTCATTAGAGTATGAAAGTCCTTGCACTCCTGGGAGGTATAATCAATCGGCCTATCAAATCCAAGGCAGTTCAAGTGTAGTGACTGCACGCGAATATCTATAGGCTGCCGAACAATACTTTGAAAGAGCCGATCATTTGCTTTTACTTCAGGCTTCGCTAAAGCGAAAATCAGCAAATTAATAAAAGACTCTGCTAACACTGGAAGCATGGACCGAAGACCAAAAACCAACCCGACTGCCGCACTATATCTTGCATTCAACGCAGCCCAGCGCTCGTTAAAGCCTTTCATTTCTTCAGCAGTCGTTGGATGTACAATCCTGTCACTAGAGGGATTTATACCTAGCGCATCCAGCTGATTGAAGTTTTCGGTAACTGCACGTCTAATACGCTCATAGGGATTGACAAACTGCGTCCACTTTTCGAGTTCCTTTCTGAATTCTGTAATTTTTTTGCCGTAATTAACAAAATCTCCCTTTATTTGACTTATGAACATATCTAGCTCTAAGCCTTTCCCTTGAAAGTCACCTGCGAGCATTACTTCAGTGCGAAAATTCATTCCCATTATTGAAATCAAGCCATCAGCACTAGCCAATGTCCATTCCCAATGTATAAGATTGTCTGAGTCGTCTTTTCGGAATAAGTTTTGCAATCCATTCGGCTCGCCATACTTTGCGTATAAGTAGCAATATAGGTCTAAAGGTTTTATTTCGTTAGTAAACTCCCATCGGAGGCCTTTTTTAGGTAACAATCCTCCTTTGAGAATATTAGAAATACACCCGGTATGGATGGCCTGTAGATCTAAGAAGTAAGTATCTGACATGAACAATATCCATATTTAGGTGCGTTCGCTTTATGCTTTAGAGGTCAATACTAAAGCGTTATTGGACGTAGCTTTTGTACCAACCGCTCTGCCAATGCGGCTTTTTCTGTAAATTTACCGGAGTCTGTAAGGCTTGGCGATGGACCAGGTGAGTGTGTATGCCCAGCCATTTGAGTATTCATCTGCTGCACCAGGTCGAGCAAATCGCACAGAACCTGCAGTACGTTCACCCTTTCAGACCCCAACCAAGTCCTGGGCGCCACGAGCCGCTGACTGACTGCCGCCACACTCTCGCGAATCCCCTGTATCCTTTCCTCCATGTCGCCACCCACCGTGGCGTTGTGCTTCTGCCCCACCACCAGGTTCAAATCCCGCCCGGTCGCCTGGTGCAGATCATCCACCGCCGCCAGGCTCGCAGATCCACCCGACAACAGCTTAAGCGCACCCAGCGCCTCGATCTTCTTGATACCGCCCACTGACTCGGTTGAATGGTCATCCACCGTCCTGATGTGGCTCTGGAAGCTCTCCGTGTTCTGCATTGCCTCCACTTCCCGCTCGATCGCCTTGTCCAAGATCTTGCCGTCGGTTTGGCGCAGCCAGTTGCCGTCGGCGTCGACACGTTGCTGGCAAGCTTCACTGTGCTGCCATACCTGGTCACCCTTCGGTACCCGGGGCAGGCTCAGGCCATGGGGCAGGATCTGCGTGATAAAGGGCTTATGCGGCAGACCATAGGCAAAGCTGACCACCACAGTGGTGCCTTCTTCCGGGAAGCCGAACATGCCCGCTTCTTGCCCGCCCATAGGGGCCGGTAGTGGTAGGCCAGTCAGGATCGGTAGCGCCGAATCTGGCTCGCCATCGGGCAACAGCACTTCCACGTCGACGCCAAAGCGCGGCCGGAAGTCGTCGCACAGACCAGGTGCGGCCGGCGCATCGGGAACGGCCACCACTCGGCCAAAGCGCGGCAGGTGATAGCCACCGGTCAGTTCGGGGAATTGCCGCTCTACACTGCGACGGATTGCGTCGTCCATTTGATCGCCATTTGGTTGCCGGCAAGGGTCACGCTGGTGATCCTCTCGCCCTGATTGATGGTTGCACCTGGTCGTAGCCCTGGGAGGGCCGCGATCATTGCGCTTTGGTTGCCCTGGTAGCCGTCGAACAGTTCGACCGGCAGCTGCAGCGGCGGGCGGATGCCAAAGAAGCTGTCGGCCCAACTGCCCACAAACAATTCGCCATCGCCCTGCTGCTGCCATATAAAGTCGGGGATGCTAAACACGCTGGCCAGGCTATCCATCGCCAGGTAGCCGGTGGCCAGACTGTAGAAAAACGGGGCTTTGACCTTGGCGTATGCCTGGTCCGGCACGCGAAAGCGCAGGCCGGTCTTATCGCTGACTTCTGCCAGCACGTCCTGCAGGTCGACGTGTCGCAGGTTCAACGGCATAGGCTGCGACAGGATCGCCGCCAGTTCGCGGCAGACCAGGATCTGCTGCACGCTGTTGATCGCCGTCGAGCGTTCGACAAATCCAATGAAGTGGCGCTGCAGCGGGCCGTCGTTGTAGCCGACATCGAGCATCACCAGGCCTTTGACTGGGGCGCCGGCCTGGATGGTGAAGGTCGCCCGGCCGGGACTTTTAATGTCCAGGCGGACTTCGTCCTTGATCAGTGGGTAAGGCGTGCCGCCGATCGTCAGCACCTTGTGCAGTTTCATGGTGTGGGGGCCAGCCAGTCGTCGACCTTTTTCAAGGTCCGTTCAAAGCCGCTCAGTTCCTCGGGCTTGCCGGTGCCGTCGCCCCCACCAGCGGCGCCGCCGCCAACCGCCGAACCCGGGCCGGATTGCGACGTGACGCCGTTGCCGGCGCGACGGTTCTCCACCCGCTCGGGGTTGGACAGTTTTTCAGATAGGGTGAACTGCACCAGCCACTGACTGAGGGTGTCGTCTTCCCGCGCACTCACACCATCGCTGAATTGCACCTCGCGGATGCCGAATGCGGCGGCGGTGTCGTTGACGATGCGGTACATCTTGAGTTGACCACCGCCGGCCGTGGCCTCGGCCAAACGCATCAGGCTACGCAGTTGCACTTGGTCAACAAAGGGGATGGCCAACGATACCGTCAGGGTTTTGGGTTTGAAGCCCTTGTGCGCCGTCTGGCTGTTGCTGGTCTGCCCCGACAGATCGTCGCTTTCAATACGCAGGTTGGCCGTGATTTTTAGGCGTTTGCCCAGGATCTGTTGGCCGTCGAGTAATAGCGTCATAGGCCGACCAGCTCCCGAACAAAGCTCAGGCCATCCCGCGAACCGACCAACAACACGCCGGCGCACAGCACCCACTCATGACCTGGTGCATCACCCTGCAGCAACGCACGGCGCAGCTCGTTGTTGTCACCGGGGCCCAGGATCCGCGCACGCATGCTGTGATCGGCATTCCCGCCGGCCAGCAAGGCTTTCAGGTCGTTCAGCTGTTTGTTGCGGTCCTGCTGCTGGGCAGCTTTGCGGCCGGCCAGCGCTGCCAAGTCCCCCATGGGTGAACTGTCGGCCGCGTAGCTCTCCAAGACGGCAATCTGGCCGGCCATGGATTGCTTGGCCGCTTTGACCAGCGTGCAGCGCTCCAGGGGCAGAGCAGACCAACGCGGCAAAGGCCCGGCGCTGGGGATCTCCCACTTTTCAGTTTCCAGGCACGATAGGTTCCGCGCCCGACGTTCGGCGCGCACCAGGTCAGGGATCGGTAGCAATGCATTAAAGCGCGCCAGGGTCTCGGCGAACTGATCCAGGCGCGTGCCCAGGAAGATCAGCGACAGCGCGTACTGAGGGCCAGCCGGCCGGCCGCTATCAGTGGCGTCGACCAGTTTGGCGGCCAGCTGCTGCAGCAAATTCGGCGCGGACAAAAAACGCTGGTGGCCACGGCCCTGCCCTATCCCGCTTTGAAACGGCGTCACGGCCAGGCACGCCGGCGCCTCGCCCATCTGCCCGGCCAATGCTGTATGGCCGGCCTCGATCGCGCCCTTCGCTGCATTGCCTACCGGGCCCGGGTTTGTGCTGGTCATGCCGTCCAAACCCGCCAGGCGTTTCGCCGTGCCGGCCAACTCGCCGCCGGCGAGACCCTGCGCCGCTGCCAACTGGCTCATCCACTGGGTGGACTGCTCGGGCCAACGCATGGTCACGGGAGCCCAGGTAACACTTGGAGTGCTTACCACTTCACAGCCTCCAGTGCTTCGAGGTCACCTGCGCTAAACGCATCATCCAACAGTTGCTTGAGTGCGTATGCCTTCTGCAATAGCTGCTGCTTGATCAGAGTGAAGTCGTCACCGACCTGCCGGATCTGCGCGTAGGTATGCGGGCGAAACTCCCTCACTCCAGCCTCATCACGGCAGGCGTAGAGCGTGTCCAGCCCAGCAAGCACGGCACCGGTCAAATTGAGTTGGTCGTTCAGTTCGCTGCTGTACTGATGGCGCATGCCCAAGGCCGAGGACCAAAACCCAGCGGTGATAGCCGCTTCACAAGCCGCGTTGATCATCGCTGTCTGCGCGTCGTATTCGGGCTGCAGACGCGGAGGATCGATAAGGATAGGTAAACCGCTGGCGTCGTGGCTGCGCACCTTGCCCATTGGGGGGTTGGCGATCACCGACAGGTACAAAGCCTCAGTGATGGCGATGGCGTCATCTGGGATGTTGGCGTGCATCGCAGGAAAGTAAGTCGTGCCCAGGCTCGGGCTATAGAAGCGCTGCATGATTAATATCCTATGGACAACAGTTGAGGGTATCCACCGGCACTGGAGCTGCCCGTACCGCTCCACTGCGCCACAACCACCACCGACTCTTTAGTCGATGAAATCGTCTGGAACCAAAAGTCGGACGCAGTGGTGCTGACAGCGAGTGTCCCGACGATTGAGAACAAGTTGGCCGAAGGAAACGCTAAGGGGAGCGCGATGGTGTGGACGCTGTCCCCCACATTGGTATGAACGCCGCGTGCCCATTGAATGACCAGGCCACCCAACCAGGTCGGGAAAACCACGTACCCGTTCGCGGTCAAGCTCAGCAGGAAGCCCCAGCGCAGCTTTTTGGGAGTGATGAAACTGAGGTCGTCGACACCTGTGTTGGTCATGACCTGTGAGGCGATTTTGGAACTACCAACGAATGCCTCGGTGGCCTGACTTCCAGAGGTGGTTATCGTTACGTCGCCAGATCCGTCGAGCGTCACGTTACCCAGCACTGCGCCGTTCAGCGTGATCTTGCGGGCGTTGGCCCACCTTGCCGCCTTTCCCACCACGGTGACTCCCGACACGATGTTGGCGATACCGGTCCAGATCAATGCAGTCGCGGCCTTGACCGCTTTAGTGGTGGCAAGAATGACGCTGCTGTTGGTGTCCTGGTCGTCGCTGATGGCGTTGGGAATGTTGCCCAGCCCTACGTCTTCCTTGGTAGTCGCTCGGGCTCGCAGGCTTTCATAATCCCCTACCCGGGCAGCGAAATGCTGCACCAGCGGCCCGCCGATCGGCTCCACCGGACGACGGTCGGTGATGGTGTTCGCGTTCGGCAGATCGGCGATCAGCACCTGGTAGTGCTTCACGCCTGCGCTGTCCGTGTAGTCCAGGCGATTTGCCCCAAAGGCGATTGTCGCCTTGGCAACCATGTCGCTCAGCTCGCGCTGCATCGCCACGTCAATCCACACCGAAGTCGGAAAAGCACCAGGTGCACTAAATTGAACAGCTGCACGCTCAAGGCGGACGCCCTCGACATAGGCGGTCCCGGCCTTGAGCTGGTAGACATTCCCGACCTTTTCGACCTGCAGGGCGCTACCGAAGAAGCACACCCGGCCAAACACATCGCGATTGGCCTGGCGCTCGCGCTCATCGATGCCAGCCAAGCGGACGGTGAAATCATGCTGCCAGGTCTTGGCGTCAATCGTGACGCCGGTTAGCGCTTGGGCGCCGTCGAACACCACCAGGAAGTTGCGCGTTAGGTTGTTTCCGACCTGCTGGGGTGGAATGTTGCGGCGTTTTTGCTGGACCGGCACGTACGCGACCGCGAACAGCACGCCGTCGGCGGTCTCAAGTCCGATCCAGTTGAAGTCCCAGTCGCCAACATCAGAGCCGATCTGGGCGCTGTACACGACCTGGTTGGGGTTCACATAGCCGACATGCTCGGACGGGATCTGGTGCGTATACACGATTTGCGCCGCCACAGGCTTCGGCGCGGCACGGTCCACAGGTGCGGTTGGGTTCAACCCGGGCACGTTGGCAAAAATGAATCGGCTGACTTTCAAACCGGCATTGGCGGCTTGTTTGGCGGCGATCAGGTTTTCACCTGCAAGGGTAAGGCTGGCCATGGGGGCTCCTACAGGCTGGCGACCAGCGTTTGCTGATCGTCATTGAACTGGACGATGGCGGTGGCCACCGTGATTGGGGTGATGGTCGAAAAGTCATAGCGCCGGCAAGTGCGGCCGTACTGCTGGATCAACACGCGCAGCAGCTCGGGGTTCTGCGATAGCTGGGAGTCGGAGAAACGCAGTAACACCACGTCCCAGTCGCGCCCAGCCTGGCGCTCCTCGATCTCGACATAACCGACGCCCAAGCGCTCCAGGATGCGTTTCATCCCTGCGGTGCTGCCGGCGTCGACGGCGTTGATGAACGCGTACTTGACCCGTAGGCGATACAAGGCCTCGGGTTCGCCCTTGAAGCGGGTGATGTCGCGCTGCCAGGCCAACAGGTCCAGCACCGTGATGTGGCAGGTGTCCGCGTCCATCTGCAGCAGCGGCCAGCGTAACCAGCCTTCGACGTTTTCCCACCAGGATTGGGCCGCAGCCTTGAGTTTGGTCAGCTCGATGCCATCGAGCCAGAACGGCAAGTTGATCTTAATCACGCAACAACACCTCCAGGCTTTGGATCCGTGGAATGTTCAGCTCGCTGATGATGTCGGCCGTGGCAAAGCGCAATGATTCGATGCCGGCGAACTGCTGGTGAAGCTCTTCGCCCAGGCGGCTGAATGAAAACCGCGACTGGGGATAGGTCAGCGTCGGCTGGTAGTCGCTGGCAGTGCTGTCACGAAACGCCGCACGTACGAACAGCGCGGCGTTGTCTTTGAGGGTTGCACGCTGTTCGGTGGTCAAGGTCGAGCGCGGCCAGATCTCCAACTTTACGGCGTGCTGGGTTTCAGGCATGACCATCACCAACAGGTCATCGCCGTGGCCATGGTTGCCCTGGTCGCGGATATGCGCGTTGATCTGCGCCAGGTACGTCGCCGCCGGCACGTCCGCATCGAACAGAACAAAGGCGTTTGCACTGCCCGGGCCACGTGGCGCGCCGTGCTGGAAATACACGCCATCTGGGCGCACGCCTGGAAAGGCCGAGATCATGGCGCGATACACCGCGTCGGTGTGCCACTGGTTGACCGCTGAAAACTGGTTGCGGGTGCGCAAACGCAGCTCGTCATTGGGCTCAGGATCTGCACCAGGTGTAGTCAACCAGCCGTCGGTGTTCACCACCTGGGCAATGCCCGGTACCGGGACGGGCAAGATCGCGTAATAACCCGGGGCCAGGTTGAAACCGGCGCCGGTGTCGACCGCCTCGACCGGGATCTGCAGCTGCATCAACCCATCGGCGAAGATGCCCACCGCCGTGGTCACCACCTGGTAGATATGGCCATTGATAGATGCGGACTGCACTACTGTCCCGGCCGGCACTTCCAGGGCGCCGCCGGCGGCTTCGCGGGTGAACAGCAAAAAGCCCTTGGCCTTGGTCGCACCCTTACGCTCTACGTTGACCGCCCAGGCCAGCATGTCGAGCCAGGCGTCTACAGCGGTCTTGACGAAAAAGTTGGGCAGCACCGTGGCCACGAAAAAATCCAGGATCCACAGCACCGGCTTGGTCACCAGGGCGCGCACCACGCGCCAGAACGGCGAATAGGCGCTGGTGTTGCTCAGTTTGCTGCCCTGGGCGGCTACCTCTTTTTCCCACGCCTGCAGGAGCCCCGCTTCGGTCGTGGGAATGCCGGCGTCGGCCAGCGCCTGCTTGAAATCTACGTCGCTCACAAATCCACCTTAATATTGCCGAATTTCAGGGTTGTCGCTGTGACCAGGTACTGGCCTGGCTGCAGCTGTGTGATCTGCGCCGTGCCTGGTACCAGGCGCTCGTCGGCCTCCACCAGCAGTTCCAGTTGTTGGATACAGTCGCGTTGCTTGAGCCGGTCGCGCTCGGCCACCAGGGTGACCAGCAGGCCGCTGTCGCGGATCATGTGGGCGATGTCCTGGGCGATGCTGGCCCGGTCATCAATCAGCAACGGCTGACGCGACGGGTCCAGCACCAGGTCGTTGCCGACAATCAAAAGATCGATGTACTCGCTCATCCGCCCACCGACATGGCAACCATATTTTCCATCTCCAGGGAGGTCATGGGCTTGCTGTTGTGGATCTCGACTTTCTCCACGTGCATGCCCTTGTTCTGGCTGCTGCTGTTGTTCTGGATACTGGTCAGCAGCCCGCCCTGGGGCACGGCGTTGGGCCGCGCCGGCGACAGGCTTGGAATGGCCGCATTGATGGTCTGCTGGGCACGCTGCGCTGCTGCAGCGCTGTCCATGGAGTTGACGCCGATGTCGGTACCCGGCACCTCGGGCATGGCGCCGAAGCGGGTTTCAATGTCGACGCCGGGGATCTGGTTCAGCATCTCGATCAGGCCGTTGATTGCCGTGTGAAAGATCGCGACGATGCCGTCCCACGCGGCCTTGGCCATCCCGGCCCAGCCGCCCATCGAGGCGAACCAGTCCGACAACGCGGTGAGCTGGTCGCTGACCCACGTGAACGCCTCGCTGTTCATCAGAGCGGCCGTCCATTCGTCCCAATAGACGATCGCCAACGCGACGACAGCAATCAGCGCCACGATGCCGCCGACAATGAGCAAGACGGGGTTGGCCCACATGGCGGCGTTGACCAACCAGATCGCGCCCTGCCACAACAGCATCGCGCCGCGAACCAACCCCAGGCCCACGGTCAGCACGGAGACCACGGTGATGTAGGTCAGCATGATCAGCTTCTGCAGCAGGAACACGGCCGTGGTTCGAAGGCTGATCATCTGCACTACTTTCCAGACGGTCACCATGGCCAGCCAGGCCATACGGCCGGCGCCGACGGCAAAGGTCAGCAGGGACATGACGGCAATCAGCGCCAGGATCGTCAGCGTGACGATGCCGATCACCCGGGTGATGTTGGGGAACATCTGCGTCCAGCGGGTCATGGTGCCGGCGATGCCCGAAAGCTTGGCCATCAACGGCGTCAGGATCGGAATAAGCGCTTGGCCAAAGGCGATGCGCAGCGCTTCAACCGCTGCGCCGAACTGCTGCCACGGGTCGACCATGTCCATGGCCATTTTCTGCGCGTCCTCAAGCCCGCGCACCTTGCCCAGCTTTTCCATGCCGTTGCGTAGACGGTCGGTGTCCTTGGCCAAGGAGCCGATCACCTGCGCGCCCTCCCCGCCAAACGCCTCCATCAGTTTGGCGCTGGCCGACGCACTGGTCAGGTCGCCCAGCTTGCCCTGCAGCTTGTCCATGATCTGCAGCATGGGCAGCGCCTTGCCGTTGGAGTCGGTGAACTTCAGGCCCATTTTTTCGGACGCGGCGCCCAGGTTCTCGAAAAACGCCTTGTAGCGCCCGCCGGCGTCGCCGCCTTCCATGGTGCTGCTCAGCGAGCCGATCACCGCGAACTGCTCGGCAATATCGACGCCGGCAGCGGTCGCGATAGAACCCACTTCCTTGAAGGCGTCCTTGAGCTGGGCGCCGTCGGTGCGGAAGAGCTGCACCGCCAAAGCAGTCTGGCCACCCAGCTTTTCAACCCATTCGCCCTTGCCCATGGCGTCAGCCTGGCCTTTGAACAGGTTGTACATGGTGCCCACGTAGGCGCCCATGGTCTCGGCGTCGGATTTGGTGGCCTTGGCCAACAGGTTGCTGGTGTTGGTGAAGGTCGCCAGCTGGCTGCCCGTGAGTCCCTTGATAGCGCCCTCGATGCTGTAGGCCGACGCCACAAAATCCCGGGCGTTCTCGCCATAGTTCACCGAGAACTCCAGGGCCTTCTGATTCAACGCGCTCAGCGCATCTTCGGCCACGCCCAGGGATTTAACCTCGCCCAGGGCGCGGTTCATCTCCAGCGCGGGCTGTAGTGATTCGTTGATGCCGACAAAAGCCCCCGTCACACCGGCCAGGCCCATGCCCATGGTCTTGATGTTCTTTTCGCTTTGCTCGGTCAGCTCGGAAAAGCCCATCTTCACCTTGCCCAGGGGCGCGGTGACCTTGTCGGTCAGGGCCAGGATGAAGTCCAGGCGGGCGCTACGATCGGCCATGTGGTTCCTATCCGTTCAACGCACGGGCAATGCCGCTTGCCACGGCAAATTCCATGCGTTTCCAGTGTTCGTCTTCCAGCCACTTGGCCGTGCCCATGTTTTCGATGCTGGGCTCGGCACCAGGTAGCCAACGGTTGGTCAGGGCCAGCAACTGGCCCAGGCCGTCTTCGGTCAGGCGGTCAGCGTGTTCAAGGGCTTTTTTACGATGATCTCGACGTCAGGCGCGTATTCCTCCAGCAGCGCGCCGGCCACCTGCATGGTCATCACCGGGTTGGCCAACAGCTCGCGCAGACCGGCTTTTTCTGCCGGCAGCACGGTGCTGCTCAGGAGATTGAAGGACGGCGCGACCTTGTTATTGGCGGTCATGGCGTTGAAGTACTTGGTTACGTCCTGGGGGGTCAGGGTGAAGGTGAATTCCTTGTCGCCAATTTCCAGGGTGATGTCGCGGGCTTGGGTCTGGCTCATTGTTCGTATCCGTTGTGGTGGTTGGTTTAAAGGGGGGTTCGGGTCAGCGCAGGCACACCTGGTGCACGTAGTCCTGCAGCCCCAGGATCATTTGCTTACTGAAGGCAAGTTGATCTCTGAGGGTGAAATAATCCGGTCGAGCGTCTGTTGCGAGTTCGGCGGTGACTGCATCAGCCACGCCGCCGGCGCTGGTTTTTTCGGTGCCGGCGGCGCTGCAGGTGGCGTTGACGCGCAGCCGCTGACGGCGATCGTCAACAGCCCTGCGCAGCTCAAGGTTTGAAGCGCGTTCATGGTCAAGCTCCAGGGTTCGTTTAAGATCGATAGCGTCACGGTCAGCCAGCATCTCGCCGCTGATGCGGGCGGCTTCGCGCAGGCCTGTCACTTCGAACAGGGCGTTGTCACGCTCCAGGCGGGCGGTGTCGCGTTGCCCCTCCAAGATGTCGAAACCGATAAATGCGGCCGCGCACAGCAGCAGCGGAAACAGAATCTCGCGCAGCATCACAAGCCCTCCGCGCACATGGCCGCTTCGGCGCGCCGGCGAGCGTGCAGGCCTGGCACAAAGCGCTTGCGGCCCTGGGCGTCGGTGACCGACGACCACACTGGGCTCTTACCGTCGGGGCCCCAGGCGAGCGCCTTGCAGCCCTCGGCGATCTTGCCGGCATTGATCAAGCCCACGGCGCGACTGGCGCAGGTGCTGGGGGTACCGAAGTTGTGGCCATGGCTGCTCAGGGCGTCGAAGGTCTTCTGCCCGATCGCCGGATTGGTCAGGCAGTCAGCCAGTGCCAGTTGGCCTTTCTCAACCACCAGTTGCTCCACCTCGGCGCAGCGCGCCGGCGACCAGTAGTCACCCACAATCAACGGATACGGGCTGGTGTAACGGGTGATGCCCTTGCACACGGTCGGCAGGCCACGGGCCAAGCGATCGGCGTAGACGACGTTTTGGCCCTCCCCTTCCCACTTGCCCAGGAAGGCAAGCAAGGGCGCGCTGGCCAGCACCAGGACACCGGCGGCGATCTTGTTACGCAGGCTCATGGGAACAGGATCCGCAAAAGCGCCGGCCCGACCATCTGCGCGACCACACCCAGCACCGTCAGCACCGCCAACATGCGCGTGACCTTCGTACCGATATCGGACACGGTGGCGGTCAGCTCGCGCTGGCCATCGTTCAAATCCGAGAGCTGTACCGCCATGTGTTCGAATTCGCCTTCCAGCCGGGTGACACGGGTCGGCACGGTTTCATGACGTTCTTCCAGGTCGCCTACGCGGTGTTCAAGCACAGCAAAGCGGCTTTCCAGGGTGCCTTTGGGCTTGGCGCGTGCAGTCATCGGCGCTGTCCTTTCTCAAAAACTGATTGGCACGGTACGCAGCGGGTGATTCCGCCCAGGGCCTGGCGCAGTTCCGGAATCGGCTTAGCGCAGTCTTTGCAGTGGGTCAGGCTTGGCCCGCTAGGCCGTGCTGCAGCAAGTGCGGCCGCGATCGCCGCGTCACGCTGACGTTGTTCCAGGGCCTGGGCGCGATCGAACGGGCACACCATCAGCGCAGGCCCTCGATCTCTGCAGCAGCCAGGTACGGCACGCCGTTGACGCGGATAAAGTCCGGGCTGGTGACGTCAAAAGGCACCTTGTGCTTGGACTTCTCGCCGCCTTTAGGGTCGACACTCAACAGGCTGGACACCTTCAACTTGCAGCCGAAGGCCTCAATGCGCAGCTCTTCGTCGCCGGCCTTGGCGAAAAACACCGAGTCGAAGGGCTCCAACTGGCGGAAGCTGCCGGCACTGCGGGCGGCTTCGATCAGAAGGTTGAAGTTACTGGTGTCAAATTCGAATTCACCGCTGCACGACACATCGCCGTCGACGTGCCCGTTGGGCACACCCCGGGATTGCGCCACGGCGGTGTTATCGGTGATGTCCAAGGTGCAGCTTTCAACGTGGATCTGCAGATCGCCCAGGTTGATGTCGAAGTTTTTACCGCCAATACGGGACATACGGGATTACTCCGAATCGTCGTTGGAAAGGTCCAGGGCGATGTTCGCCGTGAGGTCTTTCGGGCAATTGAGGGGCTTGATCTTGATGTACACCTCCACCTTGGTTTTGGTGTGCCAGACCAGCTGGATGTCGCCGTCTTTCGGGGATTCGATCTCGCCGGGGAACACCTGACCGGCAAAGGTCGTGGACTTGGCCATCACGCGCAGCGGCTTCATAAACGCGCTGATTGCGGCCGCCATGCTGTTGGCCGTGTTGTTCAAGCGCCGATCGGCAACGCGCAGGATCAGCAGCGGGCGCACCTGGCGAGCAGCCTTGTCAGCCAAACGCAGGTACTCAACCACCTGGAAGTCGCTCGCCGGCGCATCGAGCATGTTGCCGTCGCCCCAGAACACGCCCGGGTAGTCGGGGTAGGTTTGCGAGACTGAGAAGCGCGCCTTGTCGAGTTCCGATCGGACGGCCGACGGCAGCGGCAGGCCTTCTTTGTCTTTGGGCACGCTGCCCAAGGCCAAAACGGCGCCGCTGGCCACGCGCATAGGGCTGTCAGCAATGCTGACGGCAGCATTGGCCAGGCGCCCAGCCAGGACGCCCAGGTCGTTGCCGTGCAACTGGGGCACGACCAGGACACGCGGTGCCGCCAGATCTTTGGTGATCGCCTTTTGCTGGGCCAGGTAGTCCGACCAGGTCTGTTCTGCAGTGATGCCAGCGGTGCTGGCCATCACGAACACACGACGGCCGTAGGTGTTGCTGACGGCGATCGCGGCGTCATGCATGGCCGAGAGTTCAGCAGCAGCGGCCACCGGTTTGGTAATCACCACGGCTTCCACAGAAAAGCCCTGCTGCTGGGCTTTTTCCAGGGCGACAAGCCAGTCACCATCGGCAGCAATCGGAGCCGCCAGGCACGCCCAGCGGTCGCCGCCGTTGGCCTTGGCTGCCGCGACTTGGGTTTTCAGGTCGCTGATGGGCTGGCCCAGGACCGCTTCCAGGTCACTGTCGGTGTTCAGGGCGATCAGGCTACCGACGCTCTTAGCGCCGGGACCAATGAACAGGAAATAGCGCTCGATCTCGGTCACGGCACCCTGGCCGAGGTTGAGATTGTTAACGCTGACTTTGCCAAGTGCCATGCAGTGCCTCGTTATTTGGGGGAGTTGAGGATTTGTGCCAGTACCTGGTTAACCAGCAGGCTGGTATCCCGATCGGTACTGACGCCCAGGAACTGGCGTTTTGGCAGGGTGATTTCCCAGCTTTGCGCGCCGTTGCCCTCGGCCTTTTCGTCGGACAGGATGCGTATCAGCAGGCCCGCCTTGGCGTAGTTCACGTGTTCTTGAATCCATGCCACGGATGGCCGGGACAGGCTTTTTTTGCCCTTCTGGCGCACCTTGAAGCCCAGGCGACGCAGACGTTTTGCCTGTTTGTCCGTCGCGGCCAGGCCCTCGGGCACCTTGTTCCACCGGCGCATCTGCGCGGCAGTACGGCGCTCGGTCGCGCCGTGGTGTTGCTGCGCGGCGACCCAGCCGGTCAGGCCGTTACGCCATCCCAGGGTTGCGGAGTCCGCGCTCACGTTGGTGACCTGGAGCAACTTGCCCAGGCCGGCTTCCATCTTCTTTTTGCCCTTGCCGTCACCCTTGCGTGCTTCGAAGGCCGAGCCGTCCAGGTTGCGCTGTTCGCGGATCCGCTTACGGCTCATGGTCCGCACGCGCTTGGTCACGTTGTTGAGCAAACGCCGGCGCAGCTGCGGGGGCAGACTCAACAGCGCCAGCTGCTCGCGAACGCCCAGGTGCCCCCGTACGTCCAGCTCGAAAGTGCTACGCGCCACCGCCGCGGACCTCGCCTTGCTCAGCAACCCACAGGTCGAAGTCGACCAGGCCCCACTTCTTGCCGAACGCCTCGACCAAGCCGTTAGGGTCTTCGGTCAAGTGCTGCGCCTCGACAAACTCCAGGGTCAGTTCCAGATCTGCTTCGTCCGGGGTGACCTGGTCGACGGCGAACGTCGGCGCCGGCAGGTCGTCGTCCCGATCGGGATCGTTGGTTTCCAGCCAGCCGCCCAGGAGCGCCATCAACAGCGCCGGGTTGCCGGCGAATCGCTCAATCACGACTACGGCGCGATAACGCATATCGCCCATGTGCAGGCCCTGGGTGGTGTCTTTCCAGATCAGGTCCAGGTTGACCTGCTCGGCCCAGCTGTCGATCTGCTCGGGCAGCACCAGATTCAGGCCGATCAGGTAGGTGGTCAGGGCGCGGAGCTTGTTCATAGCAACGCCGCCGTGATGCGGCCACGGCCCTGCAGCGAGCGCACAGCCTGTTGGCTGAATGCCAGGAAGGTTTCCGGGCGATCGGGTAATTCCTTGCCCAGGTTCTCGGCGCTGTCGCGGCGGATGATGGTCGCGAACTGGGGCAGCAGGCTCGCTTTGGCCCTGCAGTAAACGGCGCGTTTGTACGTCGCTGCTTGAAATGTGCGCTCCGGCAGCACCATAGGGTCAGCAGATTCCAAGGTGGTGACACCTTGGTTCTGCCAACGCGCTTTGCACGTGGCCAAGTCGCTGTTGACCTCGGACATCGCCGTGGTCAATTCAGCCGTCAGCAGTTCCACCAGGTATTCCGCCGGCAGGCGATAGCCCTTCTGGAATTCGGCCACATCGAGGTTCGGCCAAAAGCCGTCATTCTCGATCGCCATTTCCACAAGGGTGGTGGGTTTACCTGAAAAGCTCATGCTGACCGCTCAAATAGGGCGGGGAGCCTGTTTTCAGTGGGACGGTCCATAAATGGGCGGCTCACTTCCACAGGTCCCCGCTGGGGGGGGTAGTCGGTTATTCGGTGGCCGTGGTAGCGGCCGCTTGTTTTGCCAGGGCCCTGCGGACCTTTTCGATGCGGGTGTCGTTGCCGGCCTGTGCGTACAGCTCCGTTGAGCGCTCCAGGTGCTTGAGTGCGACCTCAAAATTCCCGGCCTCCATGGCGCGCATACCGATCAACTTGTGGTACTTGCTCGGGATCTGCTCCGTCAGTTGCCACTCACCGTCAACCAGGGGCAGCAAGTCGGAGAGGTAAGGCTCTGGGCTGCGGTTGGCTTTGTATTCGGCGTAGGCCCACTCGCACACCGCGTCAGCGACAAAGGTCTGGATGTCGCGGCGCTTGAAGCGCTCCGGCATCTGCTGGCCCTGCTCGATCAGAACGTCGGCCAGCTCCAGGGCGTCTTCGAACTGGGCGGTGTCGAACAGCCAGACCAACACCTGCACCGCAACGCGATTTGGGAAGACCAAACCCGACTCGCAATAGCGCTGGACGTACTCCTGGTACTTGGGCAGCAGCTCGTCGCGTTTAAGTGCCTGGCGTCCTGCCAGGCCATTGATCGCGCTGATGCGTGCCAGGTCCTGGTCCAAGGCCGCTTCCTGCAGCAGCAGGTGCTTGCGTGCATTGGCGGGGCTGCTCAGGGCTTCCGCCGGCGAGTAAGGAAGCGCTGCGGAGACGGCAGCCGCCGTAATGGCGGCGCCTCCCAGCGCGATAGTGCGGCGCTTGTGCGCAAGGGCCAGACTCACGCCACAAGCTCCACGTTTTCGGTCATGGCGAACTTTTCCAGCTGCTCGATCACATAACCTTCATTGCGGCTGTTGTAGTCCTCAACGCGGGAGCGCTTTGGATTGTCGACGGTCTGCTTACGCCAGCTGGAGTCCTGGAAGTAGATCGATAGGTTGTCCCAACTGGTGACGACCACACCGTTGACCGGGAAGAACGGCACGCTAAAGCTCGGCAAGCCGCCATAGGTGGCGATCACCTGGGCTTCTTCGATGCGCTCTTTTTCGGTCGGGGTGTCGCCCTGCTTCGAATACAGCTTGGCCTTGTCAGCGGCCAGCAGGTCGGTGCCGATGATCGCGATCAGGTCGCCGGCATCGCGCAGACGCTCGTCCACCAGCTGCTTGGTGTCGTGCACCAGGGCATCGAGGTTGGCATAGTCGCCACCGGCGCCGAGGGTGACTTTGCCGGCGACCTTGCCTTCCTTGAGGACCTGGGCCGGGATCTGTTCCCGGGCCTGTTGCAGCCAGCCTTTGTTGACGTCCTGCAGCATCGGGTATTTTTCGATGTCGGTCTGCACGGCAGCATGGGTGCCGTGGAAGCCGACCATGATGCGGTCCAGCGCGATCTGCTTTTGTACGGCAGCGGAATAGCGCTGGTGGAAGTCCGGAAACTTAGCCCAGGCATCGATTTTGGCGTAAGGCAGGCCAACATCGGACTCGGTGGAAGACAGCTCATAGGTGGACTGATCCAACGACGATGCGTCTTTGGCTTCGCGATCGGTGGTCTTGGTGTTGGTCCGGCCAGTGACCGGGCCCGACACGCCAATGAAGACCTTCTGGCCTTTGATCTCGGTCACCGGAATGACGTTGATACGCCCCAAGAAGTCGGACTTGGCCGTGATGGCGTCGTTCAGCTCCTGGGCAATGGTCGGGTCGACGCTGAAGTGCTTGCTGGCCAACTCCACACCGTAGCTTTCAGCGATGGCCAGTTGCAGCTGCGCGTACATCTTGGCGCCGTAGGCGCTCAACGAATAGGCCATGTCAGAGCACCCGCGGTTTGACGGTGGTTACCGGGCCAGGGTTGCGCGGCAACTGGCGACCGGTAGAGTTGTTCTGCAGAGCGGTGAATTGCTTCTGCAGTGCGGCCATGCTCGCCAGCAATGCCTTGTTCGTGGCGCCGCCCTTGCGGCTGAACTCGCGTTCGCCCTCGGCGGTGGTCACGATGTCGTCGACAGCGGCTTGAACGTCATCGATCGGAGCGGCCTCAGGCTCTGGAGCTTCTTCGGCGACGGGCTCAATAACGGCCTGAATGCCGGCAGCGACAATCAGCAGTTGAGCCAGCAGGGCCTTAAGGGCCGTTGCGGTAGCTTCATCCATAGGGGGTTGGGTCTCGGTTGGGGTGGTGGGTTCGACGGGCTCGGCGTCCGTCGCGAAGCGCTTGAAAAAGCCAGTAAGCAAACCAATCAGCTTGCCCACTTCACCTTGGGGCTCCTCTTCAAAGGCGCCCAGCTCAACGGCAGCGGCGTAGTACGTCGCTTTGTTGGTTTGGCGGGTGAAATAAAGTTCTTGAGTGCCGAGACTCGACGGCGTGTCGGTCACTGCCAGACCGGTCAGGTAGGATTTGCCGCTACCCGCAAAATTCGGCCAAATCTCAATGCTGGTGAACAGCTTCTGCCCCTGGTCATTCAGGTACAGCAGTCGGTCGTTGGGCTTGAGCTGCGCCTCCAGGGCGATCTGCCCCTCTTCCAGGTCGTCGCCCTCTTCAACCAGACGCACCGCGTATACGGTCCCAAAGGAACCTTCAGAGCGCTGGTGTTCGCACCAGATCACAGCGGTGTATTTCGAAGGCTTGTAGGTTTCAGCGATGTCGCGCAGCTCCTGGGGAAGGATCTCGCGACCATCGGCAGTGATGCCGCTGGTGGCGACACGTTTCCAGAACGAAACAAGGGAACGGGGCATGGGCGATAACTGCGCTCAATCGTTGAATGAGCCGCCAAGATAGGGAGCCGCCGGCGCTCAAACAAACGGTTCAAATGCGCGTTTCTCCTAGATCCAACATCTAGGAGAATCACGGAATTTAACCCCGCGTTTCCGGCGTTTTCGCCGCATAGACTGCGGGCCATGTACTACTCGACCGAAGTTAAAGAAGCCGCCAAACGCCTGTTTCTACGCCGCTGTAAGGCCAAGGAAATTCAGGCGCAGCTCAACCTGCCCAACATCCGGATCGTCTACTACTGGATCCGCCAGGGTGGCTGGGAAGACATGCTGTCGGACGAAGAACCGCTCACCGCCGTCGGCCGGCGAATCACCCTGCTTTTGGACAAAGTCGGCAGCCTGTCCAAAGACGATCTGAACGAGCTGGACCGACTGACCCTTGTTCGCGAACGACTGCTGAAACAAGCGGCCAAGCCCGCACCGGTGGCGCCATCAAACGGCGACGACCTGGACGAGCCCCAGGAACCGCGCAAACGCTCGCGTGGCGAACGCTCCAGCCGTGGCGAAGGCAGCGACAGGAAAAAGGAAAAGAAGGCCAAGAACGACATCAGCGGGCTGACCGAAATCGACTTCCTAGATAAGTTCATCAGCAAGATGTACCGCTATCAGCAGGAGCTGTTCGCGGCCAAGCAGAACCCGCTGACGAGCCGGATCCGCAACATCCTCAAAAGTCGCCAGGTAGGTCTGACCTACTACTTCGCCGGCGAAGCGTTCATGGATGCGGTCCTGACTGGCGATAACCAAGTGTTCCTATCGGCCAGCCGCTCGCAATCGGAGATCTTCCGCAGCTACATCATCCAATTTGCCAAGCAGTGGTTCGACATTGAGCTGACCGGCAACCCGATCACGCTCAGCAACGGCGCCGAACTGCGCTTCCTGTCGACCAACAGCAGCACCGCCCAGGGCTACCATGGCCATGTGTACGTGGATGAGTACTTCTGGATCCGCGACTTCGAAAAACTCAGCACCGTGGCCAGCGCCATGGGCACCCACAAGAAGTGGCGCAAAACCTACTTCTCGACACCCAGCGCGGTGTCGCACCAGGCGTACCCGTTCTGGTCGGGCGAGGAATTCCGCAACAGCAAACGCGGCAAGAAAGCCGGCGGCATCTGGCCCACCGAGGCGTCCTACACCCAGGGCGCCCTGTGCCCCGATGGCCAATGGCGCAAGACCATCACCATCCAGGATGCGATCGATGGCGGCTGCGATCTGTTCGACCTGGAGCAGCTGCAGCTGGAGTACGACGAAGACAAATTCCAGCAGCTGTTCTACTGCAAGTTCATCGACAGCAGCCAAAGCGCGTTCGGGCTCAAGGATCTGGAGCGCTGCTACTCCGACCTATCGTTGTGGGAAGACTACAACCCGGAGTTGGATCGACCTTTCGGCAACAGCCCAGTGTGGCTTGGCTACGATCCGAGCCGCACCCGCGACGACGCCACGTGCGTGGTGGTCGCCCCACCGCTGGAACCCGGGGCGAAATTCCGCATCCTGGAAAAGCACAGCTGGCGTGGGCACTCGTTCAATTACCAGGCCGCCCAGGTCAAAAAGCTCACCGAGCGTTTCAACGTCCAGCACATCGGTATCGACATCACCGGCGTGGGCTATGGCGTGTTCGACCTGGTACGTGACTTCTACCCGAAAGCCACGCCGATCCATTACAGCCTTGAGACCAAAAACCTGCTGGTCCTCAAGGCCCAGGACACGATCCAGGGCAGTCGCATCGAGTGGGACGCCGGCTGGACGGACATCGCCCAGGCGTTCCTGACCATCAAGCGCGGCACCACCACCAGTGGCCAGGTCACCTACAGCGCTTCGCGCACCGACGCCACCGGCCACGCCGACATCGCCTGGTCAATCATGCACGCCCTGTTCAATGAACCCCTCAACACCAACAAGCGGCGCCGTAGCCGCTACGTCACGAGCGGAACCAATGCCCAAGCCTCGACACAAAAAGCCCCAAGCCAGCCAACAAGCACGACAGCCACAGCCCATGCGGGCGTTCACCTTCGGGGAACCCGAACAGGTGCTGTCCGGCAACATCGGCGAGTACCTGGGGGTGTTCCTCAGCGACGACGGCGAGATCTACAAGCCGCCGGTGTCGCGGGCGGGCCTAGCCAAGCTGCTGCGCGCCAACGCCCACCACGGTGCCATTCCGAAGTTCAAACGCAACCTGCTGCTGCGTGAGTTCATCCCGTCCGAGGGCTGCAGCACGCAGACGATGGGCCGGGCGAGCCTCGACTACATGGTCTTCGGCGAGGCGTATTTCTATCGCGATACCAACGCCTTTGGCGAAGTGCTGGAGATGCAACACCTGCCGGCGATCAACATGCGGGTGAAGGTCGACGGCGGATTCAGGATGCTGCTGAAGGACAACAAGTTCATGGACTTCGACCAGGACGAAATCGAACATGTCCTGGACTACGACGTAGAACAGAACATCTACGGCGTACCCGATTACCTGGGCGGCCTGCAGGCACTCTTGCTCAACGAAGCCGCGACCCTGTTCCGCCGACGCTACTACAGCAACGGCGCGCACGCGGGCTACATCTTCTACACCAACGACCCGGACCTGACCGAGGAAGACGAGGACAACCTGCGCGCGCAGATCAGCGCGAGCAAGGGCGTGGGCAACTTCCGCTCAATGTTCGTCAACATCCCCAACGGCAAGGAAAACGCGATCCAGATCATCCCCGTGGGGGACTTCCAGGCCAAAGACGAGCTGGAAAAGGTGAAGAACATAACCCGAAACGATGTGATCGCCGCCTGGCGTATGAACCCTGCCCTGGCTGGGATCATCCCGGAAAACAACGGGGGGTTTGGCGACATCGAGAAGATTGATCGCGTGTACACCAGCAACGAGATCAGGCCGATTTGCCAGCTGTTCAACCAACTGAATGACACGCTGCGACGAGACAGGAAAATATCCTGGCAAGAAACCAAAACACCAGTCGATAACACTGGGCAAACGTCTTAAAACAGCTATTGCCACTACAAAATATGGCAAAATAGTGGCTATTGGCTGCCCTGGGGAGGGACACAATGAGAGTTGTATGCAAATGCGGGAACAAGGGCCGGATTGCCTCACGCGAGGAACTGTCGCGGGACTTTGCCAAACTTTATTGCCAGTGCCTCGACGCAACGTGCGGGCACACATGGGTAGCGAATTTGACGTTTTCGCACACGCTCAGCCCTTCCGCTCAATCCTACGAAAGAATGCTGTTTGATCGCTTGAGGGATATGCCCAGGGCCAAGCAGCGCGAGCTATTTGACCAACTTGGAGCTGCGTGAAACTGACCCAAACGCCGACCAATGAGGCCGGCGACCAAGCTATGCCGGAAGTTTTTTAATGTAACGGTTCAACTCGCTACCGACTCTTCTGGAACGGTTGCCAGGGCCTCCGTAAGACGTATGAGCTGCTTTCGATCCTCTTCATTCAACTGCCGATAAAAGCCGATGAAATTACGTTCGATTTTGGAAAGGGCGAGCCATTCAAACTCGAGGCCTTCGGTGCAGGCGCGTTCATTGTTCGTGCGATCCAACATGCTTTTTACTCCATAAATGCATTGCTGAATCGACGTTATCGGAGCAGGGATTCGCTTTAGAACTAAGGAGACCTGAATGCGATACAAGTTTTGTTACAACTTAATTCGAACTTTTTGCCACGTCGTCGGCGATCGCCTGGATGAATCGACGCACAGATTTTTGGTCATCCGACGGCATGCTTCGGTAACGCCTGACCAGCACCTCTTCATCCTCGGCCAGATCCCCAACAGGTATAGGGGTCCGTACGCCTGTTACAACGTAAAGGACGTCCAGACCCACAGCATGCAAGGCTTTCAGATAGCCCGTATCCGGACGCCGCTCATCACGCTCATAGCTGCCCTGGGTATTACGGGTTACGCCGCCAATCTGCGCCATTTCTTCTTGTTTGAGGCCCAAACGGGCTCTTTCTTCGCGCAAGCATTCGCCCGCACTTACATCTGGGAATTCTCCCGATGACAAATTTTTCAAACTTAAGCCCCTTTACAGGACAAATAAATTGGTCATAATCGGCGCCGTACAAACACGAATCCACACGAACGCACACGAGCGAACACTATGCCCGCCACCCTTACACCCGAGCAAGCCCGGGAGGCTCTGGATCGCAAAGGGATGAGTATTGCGGAGTTCTGCCGCACTCATTCACTGAATAAGAATTTGGTCAGCGACCTTTTGAACGGTCGTAAAAAAGGTCGCCGGGGGGAGGCACATCGCGCCGCCGTACTGCTCGGTATCAAAGACGGCGTGATTGCACAGTAATGGCCAGCGCACTGAGGGAACAGCAGAAGATGAAAAGTCGTGTTCTAAAGACGCGTAGGGAAGTGGTCAGCGCGATCATTTGCAGCTACTCAGGTGGCCGCGAATGTGCCGCCGCCCGGATCGGCCTGCCGCTCAAAAAGTTTGATAACCATGCTTATGAGAACAACAGCTGCCGCCCGTTGACCGATGCGCAGATCTACCAGTTGGAGCAGGTGACGGGCACTCACCACTTGCCCAACTATGTCGCAGCAATGTACGGCGGCATGTTCGTCCCAGTGGTCCATCCAGACAGACTGGATAACGTGGAGATGTACGCACGGGCTATGCAGAGTTCAGCCAAACAAGGGACGGTCGACCAGATCATTGCCCAGGCGCTTGATGACGGGGTGATAACCGACGTTGAGGCCGAGCTGATCCAGAACGCCCATACCTTGCACATGGCCGCACGCACCGCCGAAGTGTATGCCGCGATCGATCTCTACCGCGCCAAATCGGGGAAAGCCAAATGACCACCCAAACTAATGCCCTCGACTATCAGGAATGCATGCAGAACGCCGCCCTAGCTTTCCTTGAGCGCCATCAAGCCGAACACCTGAGCGATCTGTCTGCGCTTCTTAACCGCGCCATTAACCACCTGGTGGCCAGCTTCGACGTAGCGGAATCGGTAGCAACCAAACTAACCTCCCTTGCCCACATCGAGCTGATAGAAATCGCTTTCCGCCAGCGCCTCATCCTGGACCACAGCACCGAGACCGTTGTTGTAATCCGCGATCCAGTCAAAGGGCATTGCTGGTCAGTGCCTGTCAGCCTGATCTATCAACGCGTCCTGAACACCCCGGACAACGTGCGTCTGCGCTCCGCGCACTCGTAACCCCCAATCCAAACAAACGCCGGCCCCACATCTCGTGGGTTTGGGTGAGCTGCGCCCGAAATCGAGGTTTCACGATGGTAAACGCCGTAATTGTCACCACTCAACTGCCCCCGGCCGAGGCCGAAGCGTTGCTGGCCGCGCTGCGTGAACAGTATCGCTTGAGCCTCAATGAACATTGGTACGACGACCAATTCCGCCTTGTAGCGGACGGTCTTCGCCACGGCGCAATCCTCGCCCACGTCCCGGTAATGGCAGCGCAAAAACGCCTGATGGCAGCCCTGTCCCACAGCCTCAAAGCAGTGAAGTAACCCCATGAAAGAAGATCTTCGTCACGATGTGCTGCAGCGCCTGGAATCCGACTACGGCCTGAAACATCGCAAAGATACCGATTACATGCGCGGTGGTGAGTGCCCTAAGTGCCACAAGCGTGAGCTGTATTCGCGTCATGACAAACCCTGGCTGGTGATCTGCGGCCGATCTGAGAAGTGCGGCCACACCCTGCACGTCAAAGAAATTTACAACGATCTGTTTGAAGATTGGAGCAAACGTGCGCCGGCGACGGACAACGCACCCACCGCCACAGCCCGCGCCTATCTGGAGTTTGGTCGCGGATTCAACATCGAGTTGATCGCCGGCTGGTTCACCCAGGACTCCCACTATTCAGGGCAGCACAACGCCGGCAGCGCCACAGTTCGTTTCGCCCTGGAGAAAGGCGGCTACTGGGAACGCCTGATCGACAAACCAGCCCGCTTCGGAAAGATGAAAGCCCGGTTCGCACCGGGTGAAAGCTATCGTGGCACCTGGTGGTGCCCGCCGTGCGTCGACGTCCTGGAAGCGAAAGAAATCTGGATCGTTGAAGGCATTTTCGATGCCATCGCCCTGGTCCATCACAATATTGCTGCCGTATCAGCTATGTCTTCGAACGCCTTCCCGGCCGACTCGCTGCAGGCGATCGTGGCAGCGCGTCCAGGCAACTTGCCGAAGCTGGTGTGGGCGTTGGACAACGAGCCAGGTGCACACGCCTATACGAAGCGATGGGTGCGTATGGCGCGTGAACTGGGCTTCACCTGCGAAGCTGCACAAATTCCCCAGCGGGACAACCGGAAGGTCGACTGGAACGATCTGCACCAGCGCTGGCAGTTCCTGGACGAGGGCGCCAAGCGCGACACCCAGTTTGACAAGGACATCACCACAGCCCGGCACCACGGCGCTCTGCTGATCGCCGACAACGCCACGGAGAAGGCCCTGGTGATGTTCGATTGGAAGCGCCGTAGCGAATTCCACTTGGAGTTCGGCAACCGCCTCTACTGGTTCAAGCTCGACTTGGAGAAGTACAACAAGGCGATTCAGGAACTTGAGGACAGCGAACACCACGACGACCAGCAATTAAACAATAAGCAGATGCGTGCCAAGGCCATGCAGCAGTGCGGCGCCCTGCAGCGTATCGCTACATGTAATCCCAAAGCGCTGTACTACCAGGAAAACAAGCTCACGGACGAGTCCTGGTACTACTTCCGCATCACTTTTGCACATGACGCCGCGCCTATTAAGAACACCTTCACCAGCTCTCAGATCGCATCGTCTGCAGAGTTCAAGAAGCGCTTACTCGGCATTGCCCCGGGCGGGATGTTCACCGGTACCACGCAACAACTGGATGCGTTCATTGAAGAACAAACCGACGCTCTGAAAACTGTGCAGACCATCGACTTCACTGGATATACCCGTGAACACGGTGCGTACGTCTATGGCGACGTGGCGGTGCGCGACGGGAAAGTGTTCAAGCTTAACGAGGAAGATTTTTTCGATATGGACCGGCTCAGCATCAAGACCTTGAGCCAGTCCGTGATCCTCAACCTAAACACCGACCTGCAGAAGTTTGAGACTGAATGGCTTGAAATCATATGGGAATGCTTCGGCGCCAAGGGCCTGGTAGCGCTCGCTTTCTGGTTTGGTTCCCTGTTTGCCGAGCAAATCCGGCAACACCAGAAAAGCTACCCGTTCATGGAGATCATCGGCGAACCAGGTGCCGGCAAATCCACCCTGATTGAGTTCCTGTGGAAGCTGTGCGGCCGGAGCGATTACGAGGGCTTCGACCCAACCAAGGGCACACCGGTAGCCCGGGCTCGTAACTTCGCCCAGGTCGCCAATCTGCCGGTGGTGCTGATTGAATCCGAGCGGGAAAAGACCGACGGCAGCCAGACCAGACAGTACGACTGGGACGAACTGAAAACCGCTTATAACGGGCGTAGCGTCCGCTCCACCGGTGTGAAGAACAACGGCAATGACACTCGGGAACCGCCCTTCCGTGCGGCCGTGGTCATTGGCCAGAACCACGCTGTCAATGCGTCAGAGCCCATCCTGCAGCGGCTTGTGCACATTGCAATGACGAAAGAAGGCCAGACACCTCAGACCAAACTATTGGTGGAAAAGCTGGAGCGCATGCCGGTGGATCGCGTCAGCGGCTTCCTGGTGAAGTCCACCATGATGGAAAGCGCAGTGATGGAAACTGTCCGCGAAAAGGGGCCCAAGTACGAACAGCAATTGCTCGCCCTGCCCGAAATCCGCACGGTGCGGATCGCAAAAAATCATGCCCAACTGCACGCCCTGGTCGACGCCCTGGTGCACGTCGTCCCGTTGAAAAAACACCAGGTGGACGCGGCTCACGCCGAGATTCAAAGCATGGCCAAAGATCGCCAACTGGCCATTAACGCCGACCACTCCGTCGTTGTGGAGTTTTGGGAACTGTTCGACTACCTCAACGGGCCTGACGGGGATCTCAACCACTCCCGAACTGACGGCCTGATCGCCGTCAACTTGAACGAGTTCGCGGAAATGGCGGCGAATAAACGGCAGAAAGTTCCGGATCTGACCGAACTTAAACGCCACCTCAAGACCAGCAAATGCCCCAAGTTCCTTGAGACCAATCGCACCGTTTGCTCGGCACGGGCGAAGGACGCGTTCGACAAAGCAAAAACCGTTCGCTGCTGGATGTTTCGAAGCGACTGACCACCACCGGGAGCAACACCAATGCACATACAAATTATCACCGGCGAAGGTCGGGACGGCGCTACGAAACAGCTCAAACACATGATGGAGCTGCAGCAGTGGATTGGCGAGGCCAGCCAGCTGGTACACGCCGAGGCATATAGCGCCGCTGGCCTGGTCGAGATTCTGGAAGTCCGTGGTGCCACGGAGAAAGAGCTTCTGGTTCTGCAGTGCACAAGGCAGCAGATCCAGGCGGTATTGGAATGGCAGTCAGCCATGGACGAAGTAATCGAGCTGGAGAACTTGGTGATTCACCTGGTTAGGCAAGTGCAACCAAAAACTTCCGGCGAACGCCGGTAATTAGAACGGTGCAGGGGAGTTACAGCTCCCCGACACCAGCCACCACTGAGGGCAAGACCATGCAAGCACAGCACCAAAGCAGCAGCAGCGATAAGGCTACCACAGGGCCGACCGATAGCATGCAAGCAGCTCGACACCTGATGGCCATCCGCATCGTCGGTACCGCGCTTTTCGATTACCAGGTCCATAAGACACCCGACGCCAGGATCCGCCTCGAGGCGGTCACCACCATGGCACACCTGCAAGGTGATCTCACTGCAGTTGAGAGGGCATTTGTGTCGCAGCTTCTGGGCAATCAATAGTCCAGCAGTTTGCATCCCAACTTCTAACAACCATGCCCCGGTTGCAGCGCTAGACTGCCCGGGGTGCTCCAGCTTACAGAGGGCAAGCAATGAATTCCCGATCGGACAACGTCCTGGTATTCACCGATCTGCAGCGCATCACCGGCTACCAACGCCGGTCTGATGTTGAACGCTCGCTGATCGACCAGGGCGTCCGGCTGTTCCGTGGCCGTACCGGACCATGGACAACGCTGGACCTTATCAACCATGCCGCAGGCTTGGAGCCTGCCGCTGCAGAGCGGTACGACGCCGACATCCTATGAGGAAAGCAAGAAAGCGGAAGCATAATCCGCACATTCCCGCTCACATCGATCAGGCCGCTCTGCCAGCGGCCGTTTACTTTGACCAGCGAAACGAAGGGGTCTGGTACACCCTTCATCGTGACGAGACGGGCAAACAGCGCCGGCGTAACATTGCTCCGGCGAGCGTTTCGCTGGCAGAGCTGCACCAGATCATGGACGAGGCGTCCAACGTTGGCCGGGGAACGCTTCGCTACGTTTGCGCACAGTTCCACGACAGTGATCGTTACAAAAAGCTCAGTTCAAAAACCCACGACGACTATTGCTATTCCCGCGATGTTCTTCTGAACATTCCCACCAAGCTGGGAAAACCGCTGGGGGATCTGGCTGTTCGGAAATTCACTTCTGCCCTGGTGCAGCGAATCGTTGACCGACTGGCGGATGAAGGTACGCCGTCGAAAGCCGCGCACGCGTTGCGGTACCTGCGCCGTGTACTGCAGTGGGGCCGCAATCGCGGCTTCCTGGAAGTGAACCCAGCCCTAGGCATCGAAGCGCCCGTGGAGCGCAAACAGCGCCGCCTGCCGAATCACCTGGTTATGGATGCTCTCATCGACCGGGCAATTGCCAGAGGTTTGCTGCAGCGCAACGAGAAAGGCGGCTGTCCCGAATACCTTGGCTACGTCATGGAGCTAGCGTACCTCTGCAGGTTGCGCGGCATCGAGGTTGTGACGCTCACCGACGAAAACGAGCTGGAAAGCGGAATAATGACCAACCGCCGCAAAGGCAGTCGGGACAACATCGTGCGCTGGACGCCACGTCTGCGCAAAGCTTGGGACAACGCTAAAGCTTATCGGGCCAAGGTATGGGGTAAGCGCAAAACGGCAATTCCGATCATGCCGTCACGCAGGAACATCATCGTGGCCAGCCATGGTGGACCACTTCGCAAAACCAGCCTAGACACGGCCTGGCAACGCTTCATCACCCTTGCACTGGCGGACGAGTTCATCACGCCAGAACAGCGGTTTGCCCTTCACGACCTGAAACGACGTGGCATTACAGACACTGTGGGCACTCGGGCGGACAAGCAGGAAGCCAGCGGTCACCGAGATCCCAAAATGATGGACGTCTATGACCTGAGCATCCCCACCGTCTCACCGTCAGGGAACTGAGGAAACTCCACGTAACAAGAGTACTATCGCCCGCTTTCTACGCGGGTTTTGGCGCGCCAGCACGTAACAAGGAATCACGTAACTCACTGATTTCTATGTTTTGAGCACCTAGCTTGTAATCAGTAGGTCCCGGGTTCGACTCCTGGTGCCGGCACCATACAAGGTTCCAGAGAAGGCTTTCAAAATCTCTGGAACCCCCGAAAAACCCGCCTTCTGGCGGGTTTTTTCGTTTTGGTGTTCCGTCGGATTCCGCCAAAATCTTATGGATACCAGCCGTTTTAAGGATAAAGATAGGGATAAGGTCATTCGATAAAGGGAGGAGTACCCTTATGTCGCGCACCACTGCCCCACTCTCCGATTCGGCTTGCCGCTCAGCCAAGCCCACCGACCGCGCCTACAAGCTTTTCGACGGCGACGGCCTCTACCTTCTAGTCCAACCCAATGGCCGTAAAGGCTGGCGTTTCAGGTATGTAAAACCTGATGGTCGTGAAGGACTGACCTCCTTCGGCAACTACCCCGTGGTCTGCCTCGCCGATGCGCGCAAGAAGCGCCTGGAGGTCAAGCGGATGCTTGCGAAAGGCATCGACCCCATAGAGACCAAACACCAAGCCAAGACGCAGGCCGCAATCAAAGGCCGATCCTTTGAAAGCGCCGCGCTGGACTGGCACAAAGCGATGTCTGCCAAATGGGCTCCGGGCCATGCCAAGACCGTCCTGAGCCGCCTCAAAACCCATGTCTTCCCGCTGATCGGCGCTCGCTCTATTGTCGATCTGGACACCCATGACCTGATGCAACCTCTGGAAGCGATCCAGAAGCGTGGCACGATTGACGTCGCTTTAAGGGTACAAAACTACCTGCAAAGCATCATGCGCGAGGCGAAGCGTTCTCGGCAGATCACGGCAAACCCTGCCTACGATCTTGAAGGCTTGATCAAAGCCCCGAGAGTGGTTCATCGCCCCGCTCTACCCTTATCGCGTCTGCCTGAATTGCAGGAACGTATCGACACCTACAAAGGCCGCGCACTTACCCGGCTGACGGTCATGCTCTCGCTGCATGTGTTCGTACGCTCCAGCGAACTGCGATTCGCCCGCTGGAGCGAATTCGACCTTAAACGCGGCACCTGGGAGATACCGGACACTCGACCCGCGTTGGACGGAGTACCTTTTTCAACAAGGGGTACGAAGATGGCCGGGGACATCCACCTTGTACCCTTATCGCCGCAAGCCGTGGCCCTGCTTGAACAGATCCACGCCCTCACCGGCGAATTCGACCTAGTGTTTGCAGGCGATGCCAAGCCTTGGAAACCCATGTCTGAAAACACGGTGAACAGCGCACTCAGGAAGATGGGGTACGACACCAAAGCCGAAATATGCGGGCATGGGTTTCGGTCGATGGCCTGTAGCGCGCTGATTGAGTCAGGATTGTGGTCGGAGACAGCCATTGAACGGCAGATGAGCCACAAGGAACGCAACAACGTCCGCGCCGCATACATCCACAAGGCCGAGTTCATTGAGGAGCGCAGGCTGATCATGAACTGGTGGATCCGGTACCTTGAGGCGAATCAACAGGAGCATGTCACCCCACACGAATTTGCAAACCAGACCGGGACGAACGTCACGCGGCTCAAGGCGAAAAGCCGCTTGAGGGAGTAG